TTAAAAATAACAAATGTAAAATGTAAAAAAAAAATAAAATAAAAATGAAATATATATATATAATAATTTATAAGTTTATTATATATAATGCCTCCTACGCGTAAAAATAAAGGTGGTTCCTCACCAAGAAGACAGACTATACGGAGAAGGACACCAAACCCTGATAGAGTAGCAGCAAAAGCATATGTAGAAGAAATTAAAGAATTACGAAAGGAGTTAAAAGGTATACAAAAAATGTATAGAGATGCGGATAAAAAGGTTCCAAAGGATTCAACAAAAATGACACAAGCCGAAAATGATTTAAGGGTCGTTGATTTTCCTGAATTACCCGAAGACAATATAAGTAGAAAAATAAAACCGACTGAACGATGGGGTATTATTGCAACCGCAAGGTTATGGCGTAGACCATTAAAAGATAAAAGAAGAATGGAAGAACATCTTGATAAAATAAACGCTGTATTTGATTTTTACGAATTTAAGAGAACCTTAGAATATTTAATTAGGACACCGTATTATTATTATCATGATGGTCTACCAGATTTATCACAACCTCAGGCAGTTGTAGATGTACCTATACCTAATTATGGAGAGACAAGACGCGATTTTTCTTCACCTTATGGATTCCCTCCCAATATTGAAACAGGAACACCTCCAAAGTATTCTTCTCCACCAAATTATCAAGTAGGTGGTTCTCGTCGTAAGCGAAAAAACAAAAATAAACTCAATAAACTTAGAAAAACCAAAAGGAGATATAGACGAAAATAATAAACAATATATAGATAAGTTTACGTTCAAAAACAAATAATATTATATTTAAGTAGAACATAAAATAAAATGAGTTTGACTGGTGATATTGCTTCCTTTCATTTACGTGTTGATAAATCTGTGAAAAATATTATGAAGGACGGAAAAATTGACAACAATGATATTCCGGAGATTGTGTTGTTGATTACTGATTTAATTACTACACCTGCATCTGGAGCTGGTTCAGTGAAAATGACGATAGAACAAATGGGTGAAACGATCAATGAAATGTATGAATACATTATGTCTCATTACAAACTTTTTCCTGAAGACGAACAACAAAAAGAAAATTTCAAACGTTTATTTGATATGTGCGTGAAATTGGTTCTTATACAGCCAAATGTAAAGAAGGCGTGTAAAAAATGTTTTTCTTGTTTAGCTTAGACTTGCTTTTTAATACTTAGAAAAAATGTTATATTTATATGAAACAATATAAATATAAAAATGTGATATTTCATATATAATAATGATAATTTCTTTTGAATATTATGACGAGGATACGCGTAATATGTTGAAAGAAAGATTTACGTCAGAAGATGAAGAATATATGAAAACAATTAAAGATACAATGGAACAATTTTTGTTTAAACGATGGAATACTATTGTAAATAGTTTGCCGTCTAATTATTATAATCAATATTATTCACAAACGACACCAGAGGCAAGAAATGAATGGTTTAAAAAATATTTGGATTATCCTACAAAGGATATTATGCAAATGCCCAATAAATTATAAAAAAGAGAACAATATAAAAGAGAACAATATAACAATATAAGTTATTGTTTTAACATTGATTTCATTAACTCAATCTCTCTTTCTTGCGTTTCTATGATGTCCTTTGCCAATGATTTTAACTTCTTATTGCCAGTTTTTTTGTAAATATTATGTGAAGTGGTCAATGCCGTAGAGTGATGACTTATCATCCGTCTTAACCATTGTTCATCATCAATTAATAATTGTTTTCTTAATAGATAAATAGTTATTGAAACAGATAAAAATATTCCTATAAAAAACACATATTTATTGAAATGACCCATCGATAAATAATGTATTATTTCATGCGCCCACATCATATTTGATGCCATTAAAAGACCTCCATAAAATAATGTTAAGGATAAATAAAGGTCAGTAAATCTAAAAGCTAAAACATTCATAGGATTAAATGCCATCCCAATTATAACCATAACAATAAATTGAATGAGTTGAGTCTTATATGACTTCATTATCATATATATATATAACTATAATATATATTTATTTTGACGAATGTTAGTGGTATATATGTATAAGTATAATTAATTAAAGGTAAATTATTCATTATACATAATACAATGAATCAAAATCAAAATCAAACACACGATGAACCAAGTGTATCTATTTTAACAATTACACAATATTCTAGACGTAAATGTTTAACTAATTTAGCCCAACTAATTAAGAGTCAACTATATAAAAATATTACTGAATGGGTTATTGTAGATGGTAGTAATCATTCAGCTGACGCTATTGCAAATGAAAAATATATTATTTCGCAATGGAAAACACTAACTCTAATGCCGTTTAACCTAGAAATCGTTTATATACCTTTTAAACCCCAACAACATTTGAGTGATTTACGCAATACTGGGAATAATTCTTGTCATGGAGATATTATTGTTTGTATGGACGATGATGATTATTATCCACCAACTCGTGTAAGTCATGCTGTATATCGCCTAGTAAATTCATCAGCATTGATTGCTGGATGTTCTAATGCATACATTTATTTTTATTTGTATAATAGATTATTTCAATTCAGAACATTTGGGCCAAATCATTCTACAAATAATTGTATGGCATATAAGCGCGAATATTTGAAAAATCATTCACATGCGAGTGGATTAGATAAGGCAGAAGAAAGTAGTTTTACAAATGGTTTTACTGAACCAATGGTACAATTAGATGCAGGTAAATGTATTGTTATATCGTGTCATACCAAGAATACTGTAGATAAGGATTGGATATGTAGTGATGAAAAATCAAAAAAAATAGCAATTGAATTAAATGCTGCTTCTTATATTTTAGATTTTATACCATTACCTATTTTATTGAATATGGAAAAAATGTTTGAGGAAATGATTATGTAATAAAGTATTTTGTAAAAAAAATTGAAATTATATCTTAAAAATAGTTATAAGATACAATTGTTAACCAAACCAAACCAAACCGCACATTAGTTATCAGATAAAATGAATTTGTTCATTCTCTCTTTGATTCCAAGAGAAATCGCACAAGCTATGATGGATAAGCACATCAGCAAGATTTTATTAGAAGCAGTCCAGATGCTTTGTTCTGCGAAACGCGTTTTATCCCCAGATGATGAAAGCAATAACAAATTATATAAAATGGCACACAAAAACCATCCGGTAACTATTTGGTGCCGTGCGTCAAAAGCGAATTTTGTCTGGACATTGGATTTAGTTGACGAAATGCACAATGAATGGAAATACCGCTATGAACATCCAGAATCAAAACAACATAAATCTTACCTGATGGCTCAATATTTACGAGAACATATGCCATCGGATGAATCGTTTGAAAAAGTAGGGCTCACGCAATTCGCACTCGCAATGCCTGACCAATACAAAACAGCTGATCCAGTTGAATCGTATCGCAATTATTATATGTCAGAAGAAAAACAAAAAATCGCTACTTGGAAAAAATTACGCGAAAAGCCCGAATGGTATAAAGTAAAAGTTTGAAATATATATAAATTAAATCTCAAAATAAAATTATAAAAATCACAAAAAAATTTTATAAAAAATCACAAAAAAAAATTAAAAAAGACACTTACCAGGTCTTTTTTTCTCTTTTTTCTCTTCTTCTTCCTTTTTTCATATAATTTATTTACCCTTTCAATAAGGGTTTCCCCTCGCCTCTATTCTAATAATTCTCTTCCTCTCCTCCCATCAAGTCTGCTTCGTCTGCTTCGTCTGCTTCTCCATCTCCTCCCCCATTTTGCTTTATCATTGTCCTAATACCACGCAATAATTGAGCATTCGCGCCAGCCTTCCCCTGTTCGTGATATTTCACATACTCCCCATTTCGCGATTCTTCAAGAGTTTTAATCAATTCGGGAATAATCTGGTACGGCGTTTTCCCAAATTGATTTTGCTCTAAAAGCATGTTGGGTCGGTTTTCAATCATGCGCTCGATTTCATCGCGTGGCTTTAAAGCACCAAAGAACACTTCATGTTCATCGCGCCAAGAAGGATGGTTATGTTCGCACTCTGCGCAATCATAGTCAGTATCTATGTCAAACCCTCCTCGGATGTGTGCGATGATTGCTTCGTGAAGTTCATTGTTACCGAAACTTTCACATCGACAATAGTCCGGTTCATGACGCAACTCATGCGTAAGGCCGGACAACGCATCGCTTTCATCCCAACCATAAATATCAGGCAATCGACGTTCTTCATCTTCTGGAACGTTGGCAAGAATTTTGTTGTGATGGTAACTACAAATACCTACTTGGAGTGTATCGTCGTACGGACCATGCCCTCGCGCTAGGTCTTTTTCGCGAGGACGGCAATGGTAAACGATGTCATACACTTGTAAATCATTACTGCATCTATTCATATAAGATGCGACGCAAGTATCACTGAAATTTACTTGCTCTTCGGCGGCGGCTATGTTCTGGTTCTGGTTCTGGTTCTGGTTCTGGTTCTGGTTCTGGTTCTGGTTCTGGTTCTGCATAGTGGCAGTTATCGGTAATTCAATTCAAATATGTCTCTTTGGACAGGTAGTGATATATAAATCAACTACGAAGGGTTACTCTTTGTAATAATTACAAAAAGTTTTCAATTTTTTTGTAATTATTAGTAAAATTTTAAATACTTTCGATTCGATTCGAATCAGATTTTACCACTTAGATGTTTTTTTAACACTGATTTTTGGTCCCTGTCCACGTTTTTTAGAACTATTAGGGTCATAGGCAGTATCTTCATCATCCGAATTTAAATCCTTAGATAAATCCCAAAATTCTTTTGAACCTAATTTAAAATCCGCATGATGTTCAGCTTTATACCAAAATATTTGGTCGTGTAATTTATTTGATTTTGAGTTATTATTAATCACTAAACATTCAAAGTTTTCAGTACATTGGTCCATGACTTGACAGAATGATTCGAATGTAGGAAACATACCAGCATAATTTTCCCAAATACGCTTACGATTCGCAATATAAGGTTCACGTAAAATAAATACATAATCAATATTTGTACGTAAATTTGGAGGAATACCTAGCGGGTATTGCATTGTAATAATTAACATAATTTTCCAGTGACGTCCATTCATAAATAAAAGACGCATCATTTTATCTCTAGTCCATGTAGCATCATATAAACAATCATCTAAAATAACAAATGCGCGAGGGTCAATTGTTGAGCGTCGAAATTGTTCTAATTCTTTTTTTACCTGTTTTAAAACAGTTTTTTGTCGCTTAAGAATATTTTCAATAATAGATGTATTGTATTCTTCGTGAATAAATAACTTTGGAACATGAGAACTATAAAACCCATTTCCTGCTTCAGTTCCAGAAATAACAGTTCCAATAGGAATATCTTGATGATAAAATAGTAAATCTCTTACTAAATAACTCTTACCAGTATCACGCCTTCCGATTAAAACGACTACAGGCCCTTTATTTTCATCTGGTCTAAAACTTATATTTCGCATATCAAATTTTTTTAGTTCTAATGTCATTAATTTGTATTAGAAAATAAAGAATTATATAAGACGCATAAATAAAACAATGATAACAAAATATATATATAATAATTTAATTAGTTAAAAAAGTAATATTTTATATATAATACAAATAATAATGGAAGTTGGTAGTAAAAAATTTGATTTTACTTATATAAAGGAAGATAATCATAAACTTTTTAAAAGTTTAGAAGATAATAATTCTACTTTTGGAATTTTAGAACCACAAAATTATAATCCATTATATAATAATTTTTTTGAACTTTCTAAAACAAATAATAATAATATTATTTTGAATCACAATTGGATATTACAAAGTATTTCATCACAAGAAACAAACAATATATTTGATTGTAAAGTAACAAACAAAGATATTAAAGATATTAAAGAAAAACGAAAAACATATTTAAAGTTTAGTCCATTGATAGATCCTATTAAATATTTACTTGGTAAATATGATATGAAAGATGAATCTTTATTAAAACTACCATTATTTGAATCGAATAATAGTTGCCATCCTAAATCAAATACTTATAACAATACAGCATATATTGATAGTTTTTTTACATATTTATCAAGTAAATTATTACACGACCACGGCTTTGTTAATGGAATGGATTTTTATGGTTCTTTTTTAGCAAAAAAAAGTGATTTTAGAATTAATATTGTCGATGATATAGAATATTTAAATGATTCATTGTTTTTTCGAAAAAATGATAAGGTTTTGTATGAATTAGAGTATATTGATATGGATGATTTTAATAGTGATACACGTAATTATAAAAAAAAATTAAATGTTGAAGATGATACACAAGAAACCTTATTATTGGATGATATAACTGATATTATTGAAGATACGCGTGAAGATACATGCGAAAATTCAAGTGAAAAAGAATTAGAAATCATAACATTAGATGATTTAGATTTAGATTTAGATTTAATAAAAAATTCTAATAAAATATCTGAATCAACTCATGATGGGTCGTGTTCATCGCGTTCATCAAATACAACAACTGGCGATGGCGATGGCGATGGCGATGGCGATGAAGAAAATAGTGATGATGGTGATGGCGATGGCGATGAAGAAAATAGTGATGGCGGCGATGGCGATGGCGATGGTGATGGCGATGGCGATGGCGATGGCGATGGCGATG